CATGTCACCGTCAGAGAACATATGATTACCTAAACGGGTAACCTGATTCTGTAGGATAGTCTGTAGCTGAGTTAGTTCTCTAGCCTGAACTGCATATCCAGGTTTAAAGAGAATCCGCTGAAATAACTTTGACTCATCGTAATCATCAAAGTATGGGGAAATATTAAAATCTATGGCCATTTTTATTCTCTCTTAAAATTGGATAACTAATTTCATGTCTTCAATCACACCGGCTGAGTGTAATATAGGAGCATGATTTTCTATATAAACAAGCTCTCCAGTAGTAACATCAACCTCTGGATTAGTAATTGTATTTATAACGCCTGTACCAGCGGTAGAAGTGATAGTCTCACCTACCGTGAATGCTTTATGTCCGGTCGACACACTCTGATGAAAGCGCAAAGTATTGTTAGAGGAATCGTATGTATCAACAATTGCAACCGCGCCTGATGTACCACCTGTAATAAGATCGTCAAGAGCAAACCCTGAATCAGAAGTTAAAGTAAACCCGCTATTGCCTGACATTGATAATGCAGTTGATATTGTAGATGTTCCGAAGTTGTATGGATTACGGAATATTGAAGTCTGTCTAAAATCTTGCCCAGGTATAATATCACCTAATGCAATAGAGTCATTAATACGACCATTGATCAAAACAAAGTAAGCACCGAGAGCTTTAACTACATCAGCACCATGTCCACCTGCAGGAGATATAATAGCCCTTGCAACACTACCAGTTCCTGAACCAGAATCTGTAATAGTAATATCAGCGTATGTATATCCTGAACCGATATTAGTCATCGTAATAGAAGTAACACCAGTACCAGTCACGGCTGCCGTAGCGGTTGCTCCAGTTCCATTACCTGTAATTGTTACGGTAGGAGGTGTTGCAACGGTGTATAGTGTTCCAGCAGTATCAACTTTAACGTTGTGAATTGCACCTACAACAGCAGTATTCTGAACGTCCCATTGGAGACTAGCATCGTCTGCTGTAGGAGCTTTTTGAATAGGCATATAGACATTAGTCAAGAACTTATTGAAACCGTCAGTAGTAACTTCGTATAGAAATTTCCATTGGTATCCATCAGCAGTTGTGAATGGAGTAGTAAGTGTACCTGTTGGCTTAACTGTACTTTTGCCGCTTGCAACCAAACATACATAAACATAATAGTCATCATTCATTACGTAGAATGGACGTGACAATAAATTAGTATCCCTATCATCGTATGAGTAATAGACTTCATCAAATGTCCAGTTCCATCGGGGTACAACTAATGAAGCGTTAGTTAATTTAATCATACCCTGAGTTCCGTACCGAGCATCCAGAAGCATTGTGCCACCTTCGTTAGGTACTCCAGGAGCAGTATCATCGGCCCAAGACTCACCTCGACCAACACCCATGTAGTATTGATTTGCCCCAAATGAAGTCATTAGAGCTGCAGCGTTGTCATGTCGTATTTCTGGTGTTATAATTGCAGTCATTAGGTATTATCTCTTTCTAGTCCTGATTGGATGTTTGTACCAATTCTATTATTAACGTCTGATATCGTAAGAGTGCTCCAGTCGTTTATTGAACCTGCACTTTGGAATTTAATACGATCAAGATTCTGTAAGGTTCCTGTAGCATAAGCAACATCCTTTGCATCTTGCATAATAGGTACACTTGGAATCATCTTAAACCCAATTGGATGCAATAGCTTCTTAACATTATCTTTATATGTATCCGGAGCAGGTTTTGCATATACTCGATATGAATGGCTTTGATATGTTTCAGAATCTTGAAGCTTAGAGTATGTATAACCAAGTCTATGCGCAAAATCTGTATACTTACCAGCAGCTTCATCCCAGTTACCGGCCGATGCAATCAACATATTGTCAGCAGGGAAGTCAACCTTAGCGTCGACACCGTGTACTATTCTAAAGTATGTCTCAATGGCTTTACTAGTTCCTTTAGCAAGATATAGACCTTTAATATTTTTGTATACTTTATTCTTTGTAGTACTAAATGCTTTTGGAAAATCAGGCGCGTATTCTTGTTCTAGATGAGCCATATGGCCTGTAGAAGTCTTATCAATATCTCGTATATTTTCCCAATTATGAGTGTGTTCGTCAGACTTATGTATAGTCTCTAACCACTCATAATATTTTTTAAGAACTAATACAAACTGAGGATACTCCGTTGCCACGTGTTGTGGCAATACTGATTCGACTTGCGCTTGGCGATTAGACATTTTAGAACCTTGAGTTTGCGTTATAATCAACTGTACTTGAATCAGACTGAACAGTAATTGTTACACCTGAACTTTCCATCGATAATAACATATATCGTTCTGGTGCAATATCATATGAATTAGGAATTACCCTAATTGCAATGTACGTACCAGTATATGCATCAGGTGCAAAATTATTTAATTGTACGATGCCAGTAGTAGGATCTAATGTTCCGATATTACTTTGTACAATCAACGTGGATGTACCTGATTTACGTACTATATTGATATTGCGAATACCTACACCGTTTGTGGGTACGACGTCTTCTAGCACACAGTTTTGTCCAGAATATACAAATCCAGTTGAAGATAATACTACACTTGCTTTCTGAAATATTGCTTCTGGAAAATCGATTGTATATTTAGATAGATTAGTCGGTACTAGACGTCTCTCCATTTGAACTCGTGCAATGGACGATAGCACAGCAATGCTTGATGAGTCAATAGTACTTAATAACTTTGAGTGCCTCATTATACCATTAAACTTATTAAGGTATGTACTCAAGAATGATGATGTTCCTGTTAAGATTTTATTCCTAATTAATGCAGCAACACCGTCAGAAGATAACGAGGTAGTCGTAGGATCATACTTAGCGATAACATCGAGGTTAATGTATGTGTACGTTGGATCTGTAAAGACTGGAGTAATACTCATCACAGCACGTGGCTTTAGAATATCTGTAGATATTGTATTCTTTTGTGCAAGGGTTAACGCCTCTGCACCAGTAGGTTTGATCGAGATGAATACTTTACCATATATTGCTGGTACGTTATCTTCTCCACCCCACACACTAATCGCATCAAGTGCAGAATAGTTTGTGATGATTGCAGTCTTATAATCAGATGCAGTCACGGTTCTATCTTGTGCAGAGTATGCTAATGGTGCATTAAAGCGAATTGATTCGACACCTTCTCTAGCAGATCCACCGGCAGCGGCAAGAACATTTGTCACAGTTGTCTGGCTATATCCGTTAATTGCACCTGAAGTTTGCCATACACTTGCGTCATTGCCTAAAGTAGATGCGGATGATAAGTATGTCACTACTATAACAGATCCTGCGGTCAACTTACGGCCGACATTACCATCACCGAAATATATTTCGTAATTGCCATCGTAACCTTCTTGTAAGAAATACACATTACTTGTCGCAGTAATATTAATAATATCTGAGGTCTTTAAGTATGTGGTTCCAGTCGCTGAAGAGTACGAATCTTTTACAACAATTTTTAGCGTGGATGTGTCTATGTTAGCGTCGTTTATAACAAATAACTGATTTGTATCAGAGCCGTCCACAATAAAAGTGCGGGACTTGAATTCACCTTCAGTAATTTGAACGTTAGTAAACTTATATGCAGCATCAGACGTATGTGACTTAGTAGTATTAAATACTCGGCTAATACCATCTATTGCTGTAGTAAATTTAGATCCGGCAGGCATTGACAATGCACCTGTACCAGCTGGAATATTTGGGCCGTTAACTTGAACATCCACAGTAGCTACAGCAGATGTATTAGACTTTGGTGTATAACCAAGTGACTTAGCAGAAGATACAACAGAGCTTCTAATCTTAGCGGAATCGAGGAATGATTCGTTTAAACCAAAGTTGACAGTCAAAGCATTATAGTGTGTGTTATATGCTAATACGTCTAAGAATGTAGACATCGCAGATCCTTCAAACTTATAATCAGCAAACTCAGTTTGATTTTGAAGGTATGTTTTTAGACTCGTCTTTATAGTGGTAAAATCGTAATCTACCGGTGTTACTTTATTCGCCATTAGCGGATCCTCTCCATCGAAATTATAGACTCTACAATCTCTGCAGATGATATGATTTGATAATTTATTTGTGCCCTAAGCGTATTCGCACCGTCATCAGTAACAAGTACATCTAAGACTTCAATACGTGGTTCGTGTTGGTTAAGTGTATGCTTTATTTGTGCCTCAATAGTCATAGCCGTAGAAACATCAAGATTCTCGAATAGCATTGCACTTATGTCAGTTCCAAGTTCTGGCTGAAATGGACGCTCAGTAGTATTGGTCATAACTAAATTGAATACACTTTGTTTAATTGCAGCAGCATCAGTTTTTACGTATAGATCACCAGAACCTGGCTTTGCAAGAAACGTAAAGTCTAGGTCTGAATATTGAATAGACCTTGCTGATACTTTGCCACCGCCCTCGAGATTATAAGGGGAATTTGAAAAAGTTCTAGTTGCCATATTAGTACACTTATGTTATTATTATTATATTTATACGTTTTAATCTAGTGAATATGCTGTACCACTAAATTAGGTATCGATACAGATGAACCATTAATAGTGACACTAGATGACGATGTTATTGTAATAGATGCATCTGATGTTATTGATATGGCTCCGGTGGAGTTGATTGAGGTGGTACCATTTACCTGCAATGATTCATTACCTGTAGTTACTGTCCACTTATTACCGTTATTAACATGAGTCACTTCATCATTGGATAACTCAATAAATGATCCAGACTTATGATAGATATAAATTCTTTCGGATCCAGGGGTATCATCGTATTCTACAATATGACCTGAAGTTGTTGCATGGATCTTATTGTGTGGATACACTGCTTTATACGGATTAGCCGGAACA